TAAACACTAAGCCGATTACATATAATTCCATATAACATACTGTTATATATATATATATATATATATATTAAATAATAATACTACTTTACCTACAGAAATAGGAAGGGGGAGTAACACCCACAGGTAGTGCGGTGGTTTATTTAAAAAAAAAGGGGTGTTCCTGATATGGAATTCAAATTCGGAGTAATAAACAGCGCAAGAAGTAGTGGTAGTATAAAAAATTTTATAAGTATAAATAATAGATAACAAAACATACGGTTAATAACCGGTCTTACTCCATAGTCAAAGAGGAAAATTATGACAACTGAAACGACAGATCAAACGGCAACACAAGAAGGTACTGATACTTCATTAAATCAGGAAGCAACATTCACACAAGAGGATGTGAATAAACTCATAGCACAACGAGTAGATAGGGTTAAGAATCAATACGAGAAGAAGTATTCAAGCGTTGATATAGACCAATATAATACTTTGGTAACAGCAGATGAGGAACGAGTAGTAGAAGCCAAGAAAGCAAGGGGTGAGTTCGATGATTTATTGAAACAAACTGTTGCCAAAAAGGATGATATGATTAATTCGTTGAATAGTGAACTGAGGGATATTAAGATTAATGGTGCTTTATTAAATGAGGCTTCTCAATTAAAGGCAATCAATCCAAATCAAGTAGTTCAATTATTACAAGGGCAGGTAAAACTTAATAGTGGAAATGTTGAAGTGCTTGACACAACCACCAATCAAATCAGATATACCGAAGACGGTAATACTATGCAGGTTGGGGATTTAGTTCAGGAATTCTTACAAACAAACCCACATTTTGTACAAGCAGGTCCAAAGGGTAGTGGTTCAGGGAATGTTACTAATATAAATGGTGACACATTTGATCCTACCCAATTAGATATGACAAAGGCTTCCGATAGGGGCAAATTTAAAAAGTATCAAGCCGAAGCAGGGTTGATATAAAACCATTAACTAGGAGAAAGACAAATGGCAAACACAATTACAGACCAGATGATTGGAACAATCATCACAGCAGCAGAATTTGCTGCATATGAGAACGCAATAGCACGAGTGGTAGGAACTGCTTATAATGTGGCACCAGGAACAGGCAATACAGTTCAAGTACCAATGTACGCATCAATGACAGCCCTCGGAAAGGACGGCGGAACAGATGAATTCGCTGATGCAGGGACAGGTGCAACATCAGCATCAATCTCAATGACTGAATTGGGTGTTTATAACCGAATCAAAGATATGGATGAGGGTGCAACAGCATCTAACCTATTGAATGATTTAGGAATGCAAGCAGGTTTAGCAGTAGCACAAGGAATTGATGAGGCTGCATTTGCCAACTTCGGTTCATTCACAGGTGGAACAGTAGGTTCTATTGATGCTGCTTTAGGCATCGCTGACATTATGCGAGGGGCATCGCTATTGCGTAGTGCAGGATATATTGGACAGTATAGTGCTGTATTAAACCCAATGGCTGCATTACCGATTAAGACTGCATTAGCAGGTACATTAGCGGGTGGTGAACGAGTACTTGGTGCATATTACCTTGGATCAATTGCTGGTGTTGATGTATATGAATCAGCATCTGTTGCGATCACCGATGATGAACCTGATGTTGATTTCGAGTCGGTCGGTGCAATCTTCGTTAAACAGGCACTTGGTGTTGCAATGCGAGGTGGTATTGAGATCGAACAGCAAAGATCTGCGAAGGGCAAGGCAACTGATTTAGTTGTATCTGCTGTGGTTGGTAGTGGCATTATAAATGCTGCTGCTGGTGTACAGTTAATTGGTTCTGCGGATTAAGGTAGATGACTATAAGCACAGACAATGATATATTAGAATATTTACCAGATCTACATGATTATGGTATTACGGATTTTAGTGATGAACATATTAAGACCCGAACTGATATATTAAGAAAGTTGCGTGTTGATTGGTATCCCAAAGTAATAGGGTCATCTACTGAAATGGATGAAACTTTATTAACGGATTCCCAATTCACACGTGCTGCTGTGTTTCATGTTCTAAGTTATTATATATTACCAAAATTAACCCAATTCACAACAGAGGGTGATAGGTTTGAAAGAATGATGGAGTTTTATAAACTTCGTTATGATGAAGAGATGGATTTAGTTATTCGTGATGGCGTTGAATACGACATTAACGATGATGGGTCTGTAACTGATTCAGAAAAACCACCACTTAACACATTGAGATTAGAAAGATAATGAACTACAGGGAAGACATAGTCACCAATTTAGTTGATGTATTACACGATGCACAAAACCCACATTTTGGGTTGGTATCTAGGGATCTAATAGACCCCGACCAACTAAGTAGGCAACAATTCCCCGCAATTTATATTACTACTGCCAATGAAACCAGAGAAGATTTAACACAAGGTGGTTCATCAGGACTACGACGTGGTATTTTGGAAGTGGTATTAATCGGCTGGGTTAATGGTACGAATATAGATCATCAACGAAATGATATTATAGAACGAGTGGAAGAAATAGTCGATTTAGATAGAACCAGAAATGGCAATGCTAAATCGACTCAACTTGTTGATATTACTGTTGATTTTGATATAGTCGAACCATTTGGTAGTGTTGAAATGACATTAGAAATATATTATACATACACACGAGGTCAATTATGACACAGACAACGTTAACCAATGGTGAACGAAGTATCACTATAGTAGATGGTCAAGTACAAACCTGGATAAATGCAGGTTATACGATCGTTGAAGAAGTGGATATTAAATTACCAATTAAATTAGAACAGCCAACAGACAAGGAGAAAGACTAATGGCAACATATACAGGACAAGATGGGGCATTAACCATCGAGGGTGATGCGGTAGCAGAACTTCGTTCTTGGAGTATGGACTTAACAATCAATACAACCGAAAACACAGTAATGAAAGATGATACCCGTAGGTACAAACCAGGTATCCAGGAATGGTCAGGAAGTGCTGACATCTATTATAGTACAGCGGTAGTGCAGAACATCAATGATTCGATCACAGCAGGTCAGGTCGCATTCATTGGGTATCCAAGTACAGATGCAGCAGGTGATCCAAAAGTGTCAGGGAATATCATCATAACTGGCATTAGCATCAACAGCACTATGGAGGGGATGGTTGAATCAAGCATCTCATTCCAAGGCACTGGTGATGTGGTGATCGGTACAGCCACTTAGGAGAAATAATATGCCTATCCCACTATTAGGTAGGTTATTATTAAGTTCAGCAATCAGGGGTTCTCTTAGAGATAAGGAAACCCCTGATTTGTCTAATGCCCGAATTAGGTTAAAATCACGAGTTATTTTTAGTCCGAGGGTAGGCAAAAAGATACAAAATGCAAGAGATAAGAAAATCTCCCAAATAATGGGTTTTGCATTAAATGAAGTGAAACCACTTACCCCGATAGATACTGGGAAAGCCAGAAGAAATTGGAAGATAGAGGGAAAATCGGTTAATACTATAGTAGTAAATCGAGTACCTTATATTAGAAGATTAGAGGATGGTCATTCTAATCAAGCCCCTAATGGGTTTGTAAAGACATTAATTAAGAAAATAAGAAGGAAATTTAGAAAATGAGTGTAATTGACAACATAACAAAACACTTTAATGATGCATTGGAGAATAATTTAATAAAACATCACGTTCCAGAATGGGATACGGACATTTATTATTACCCAACCTATTCATTTAAGAATGAACAGAAGATAATGGAACTGCAATCAAAAGGCAAGACTGTTGACGCATTGGTAGAAAGTATACTAGTGAAATGCCTAGATGCTAATGGTAAAAGACTATTCACTGATGCAAATAGGGCACAGTTAATGAATGAAGCCGATCCAAAATTGATTATAAGGGTGGCAGGGGCTATTAATACAGGCATACCTGATGAGGAATACGAAAAAAACTAACAGAGAACACTGATTTATTTTTCCTTATGCAAATATGTAAGGAATTAGGTTTAACCCTCACCCAAGGGATGGAATTATCAGTGTTCGAGATCAAATTATGGTTGGCTTTCTTTAAAACAGAAGCCAAACTAAGGGAAGAAGCAGGGCAGAAGATCAGGAGATCATAGATGGCACGGGCAGATGTAACAATAAGAATAGATGCAAACACATCATCAGCAACAAGGGCTATTAATAACCTTAATAGAAGCCTTAATGCTGTAAAGTTAGACTCAATGATTAATCTGGCAGAGAGGGCAGG